AATACTTTTCACTGCATAGATAGTATTTCGGATTACCTCTAAATAAAGTATCTAGTGGTATTGTGTCCTTCGCAGCTAATTCTAAAGTGTCAAGTAATGTGTTAATAATAAACTTAGCTTGTGGTACGTTGGGTTCTAACTCTCCAATTTGGCCTTCAGTTGATGACTTGCGTAAGATTACATTTTGAATCAAGCTATGTTTAATATCGTAGCCGTTTTCAATAGCTAAATACTTATAAATGGATTGTTGCGTGACGTAGTGGTTCATAACAGCTTTGCGGCGTGATGTTTTTACATCTGCAACGACATCATTAGTAATATAGTCAATCGTACCACCAAGTTCTTTAACAAACGGGTGGTCAATATCTACCTTAAAGAATTTTTCAACACCTAAAGGAATAGGAGTATAAGGCACAATATCTTCTACAAAAGCTTTAACTCCTTTTTTAACCGTATCTTGAGCAGTATTAGTGTCTTCACCTTCATCATAATTTAGTTCAGCCCTCGCCTCAACTTCATGAAACTCTTCAATTGCTGCATCTGTTAGCTTCTCGATGTTATCGTCTACTTTCTGTGTCTCGATAGCTTCAGACCATATAACTTCTGCTGCTTTGTGAATCGCAGTACCAATAGCTGCTCTAGCACCTGGAACACTTGTACGCCCTTCAAGGAACACATGCGCCCATTGCTTTGGGCAGTTCAAAAAACCATCAATAGAACTAGGTCTTAATCTAATATCTGTATTGTTAATTATAATTTTACTCATTTTAGGCTCTCCATTTATTTATAAGTTGCATAAGGTACTTCATCTTCCCAATTATCAATCCAGTCATCAGGTTGATAATTTAGTTCGATTAAAAATGCGATATTACAAGCTGCATGAGCTAAGTGGCTTAAGCCAGATTCAGGGTCTGTAATTTCGCCAGCTCTCCATGCCTCAAGGTGACGATAAAGTGCAGCTAAATATCTAGCTGGGTCATCAACTTGCTTCCAATTATTCGCACTATACTTAGCTGCACCGAAAGTTAAAACTTTAGCTATGTCTTCAATAACTGATGGTGGTACTAAGTCGTACCTTAGTTTACCTAAGTCTAATTTTGTGAATTTATCGCTCATCTAAAATACCTCTTAATAATTTCTCAGGTCCGAAATAATCAGCCCCTTTGTCAATGTTAGCTTTAATATTACTTTTAGTTTTAACAGCTTTCTTACTCTCATTAGATTCACATACTGCCTCGATAGCTCGTCTAACTTGGTCTTTGTCTAAACCTAACTTCCACATAGCCCCAATAGCTACATAAGTTATGTCTACAAGCGCATCTAATGTCTCCACGGTATCGTTAGCCACGTGAGCTCTTCTAAGTTCTGCAAGCTCTTCAGTGAGCAATGCGTCAGTTAATTTATTACTATACTCTTGATCATATCTTCGGTTATTCCAAAGACAAATTCTTTCAATAATGTTATTCATAATTTCCTTTACTAGTTAATTTGAAGCTAGTTAGGCCAGCAAATCCCGCTTTTCATAACTTAACGAGGCTAAACTTGAGGAGAGTAGGGACCCCGATTATTCGTGCGAAGAATAATTCTTTAAGCCTTTAACTCGAACTTAATCGGGTAACAAGGCTCATAGTCTATAATCTCTAAATCATCAGGCATAAAATCCTCAATCTTTGTACCTTTAGCTAAATTTAAACTATATGTTGGTGGTCGCTTAGGATTACATAATGCTGAGTTGCATGTTGTTTGCTTTATGTAGGCCCTTGCAGCATGATAATGCTCTTCATAAATATGGGTATCACCAAATACCATTTTAATATTTCCTGGCTTTAATCCAACTTCATTAGCAAGTAAGATATTCCAGGCAGCAGCAAGGACAATGTCTGAAGGTATCCCTATCATTGTATCTGCACTGCGTTGGTACCATATCATATTTAGCTTGCCATCATTAGACACGTGCCATTGATAAAGTAAGTGGCAACAAGGTAAGCTAAGGTCTTCTAGTTTATCTGGACGCCAGCCTGATACGATTAATCTGCGGTCATTCGGATTATTAACTAGTTTATCTCTTAGCTCATCAAGCTGGTTAATACCATTCCAATCTGTCCAAGCATTACCATAGTCAACTTTCAAATCACCGTTTTCGTCGGCCCATTTTGACCAATAATTGCAGCCTCTGGACTCAAAATCAGCCAATTTTTGGGGCTTATTTAAGAACGCGGCTAATTCACCTAGTACGCCTTTATAATAGATTTTTCGGCCCATTAAAAGAGGAAAAAAGGTGTCAAGATTATCAATATCTAACGTAGCACCAAATATAGACTTAGTCACTCCATTACGCCCTTCTGTTCTCTCCCCACTAGATAGTATTTTTCTAACTAAACTAACATATTGCCATTCTATTTGCTGCATTTTTTACCTCCATTTAAAGTATTAGGGTGTCTTGATTTACTCATCTCTAAAGTCTCCTAAAATCATATATAAAAGCCATGCTTGGTATATTATTGATATACCTATTAAGTATTCAAACATCTTTCTCTCCTCTTAGTTCATATTTATAAATATAGTCATCTTCAATGGTTCCCCAATTTAAACCAACGAAGCATTCAACTGGCATAGGTAAATCTGGAATAGCTGTGCAGCTAATAGATTCAAACCAAGCCTTTTTCATACTATCTGCAAGCAAAGTGCAGACAGATTTGTATACCTGCTCATCATTATTACACTCTAGTATATAAGAGTCGTGGATAAAGTTCAACATCTTAACCCCTTTGGGCAGTTTAGGCATCATATAGTGCAGTGCAAGCTTAGCACATTCTGCGCCAAAGCCCTGATTCTGAATATTCAGCTGATCAGTAAGCATATTAGCTGTATATCGCCTGCCTAGTGGCGTAGCTGATGGTAGACCATTACGCCAGTCGCTGATTCCTTTATCTTGCCAACGAGCAATAGATGTCCATAGACCTCGCCATTGTGTCTTAACTTTAGCTAATTCAGCCTCAGTTAGCTGCAACCCAGCAAGTTTTAAGAGAATCTGGCCAAATACATTAGTTCCAGCACCATAAAGTAGTCCGAAGTTAGCTGTCTTAGCTACTTGACGCTGTGTTTTAGTAAAATCTTCACCAAAGAGCATTTTAGCAGTATATTCATGAAGGTCTTCACCATCACAGAAGAGCTTTTCCATACGCTGTTCATTGGCAATTGTACAAATACAGCGTAATTCAAGCTGTGCATAATCAGAATAAACTAATACTTTATTATCTTTTTCAGTATAACCAAAAACACCTTTAAGATTCCTTGGAATTTGCTGCAAATTCTGGTCTTTTGAAGCTAAGCGGCCTGACCTTGTAGAAGGTAAGAATTTTCCGTAAATTCGGCTGTCTGAGGTAGTAAATTTAGTTAAAAAACTATTTTGTTTTACCAATTTACGTGTTTCTTGTACAGCTGCGGCTCTAGTATTACCGTTTAGAGCTAACATAGTTAAGCCTAGCGCATCAGATTGGTCAGAGTCAATATATTCACGTACTTGTTTATAACTATTCGCATTAATTGGTAGCGCGATCTCATCAATACGTGCCTTATTAGCGTTCTCTTTTTCTTTAAGTAGCTTCATGTCTACTGGCATGCCATTATTCTGGAAGTCTAAGCAATACTTAAGAGTCAGAATATCTAATCTATAGTTATAATCTTCTCTCATGTCTAAAACTTGCTGCCAAACTTGTGGCATGTAGTAAACATCTGTTGCGGCGTAAATTAGCTGGTCATGTGTTAGCTCTTTATTCCACTTAGATTTCTGCAGCACCTTTTTATCAAGGTCTTGGTCATCATAGGGGTCTGTGCCGAGCGCATAAGTGAATACAGCATCTAGTGAAAACTTAGCATGTTCATAGTAGTGCAATTTAGACAACAAAAATGTGTCATCAAATAGCTCTGGCGCCCAATATCGACCGAGATTAGCCTGAATTGTGCTTATATCATAGCTTGCGTTATGAATAACTAAGTGTCTGTCTTGTAATAGAGCTGCGAGCTCTTCAATATCTGGACGTTTAACTAATAATACTTCTTGCCAGTCTTCTTGAAAGAACTGAGCCAACATTATCTCGCCGTAAAGTCCTGCAGTTTCTGTGTCGAAGAAGAGTGGGGTATCTTTTAGATAGCCTACAAGTTCTTTCAACTCAATGAATTTGTATGGTGTGTTCAAAAATTTCTCCTCAGAAATAATAAGGGCCTACAGAATAGGCCCTTATGTTATTTAGTTATAGTCTTGGCTTAGCAGAATCCTCAACTGTTGATTGCTCTTCAAAACCTTCGACACTAGTGTCTACGCCTTCAAAGCCGCCGTCTTCCTGAACACCAAAATCAGCTCCTTCAGAAAATTCAACAAACTTAGTTAGCTGAACAGCATCTAAGTATAGAGTTACACCATGCTGGTTACCTGGAGCAGAATAAACACCCATAGAACCTGAAATAGCACCCTTAGAACCATTACCAATCTTCTTGCCGCCTAAACTAATTTTATTAGCTTTAGCATTATAGATTGCAATTTCTTTATCTGTGCCATCAGCATAAGTAGGGTTAGTTTTAAAGATAAAAGAGAAATTACCTGTCTCTTTGTCGTCTTTTTTCTCTGGCTTATAGCCCATGGATTTAGGCTTCTTAGCACCCTTAGGTTTGTTATCATTCCAGAACTCTTCGAGTTTATCTATTACTGTCTGTGCAGTATCTTTATCTAGAACGATATTTGCTGTGTATTTTTTATTGCCGTTCAAGTCTTCACGACCCTCACCATCAATAAACATCCATTGTAAATCGCCTACTGGCGTTGTTATCTTTTGTGTTGACATATTATCACCTTTTAGATTGTTTAGAAAATACTGCTTTCGCAGCTCGTATCTGGTTACTGTTTCCAGGGCTGACGTATCGTCTCAGCAGCTTAACGTTAAACTGCTTCATGTTAATCAGCAGCAAAAAACTTAATTTCATTAATTATAACATAAACAAAATTTAATTCAATAAATTTAATGAAAATAAATAGCTATCAATCAGCCATTAACTGACTATAGGGATACCATTCATCTTTATGCTCTCTCATTAATTCGTACGTTGAATTAATACTATGAACGTATTCAGTAAATTCAAGATAACTAGAATCTTTATCTTTTGCTTCGTCAAATAAGAGCTCTAAATACTGGCAAAACTGCTTCATTGTATAGACAGAGTCTCTTGTAGCTATATAAACAAATTCGGCTGCGTCATCAAGTACCTTAACTCGCTTGGTCCAAGTGTAGTGATTTGGATATAGTTTGAGTTTTTTATTAGCATAAGTTAACTCTATGTCAATAAAAGTCTTAAAATCTCTTATCCTTTCTTTATTAACTGCAGGGCAGCCAGGTGCTTCTGGGTGTGTTAGTTGAAACAAATCATAGTTTTGGTGTGTCATTTTTATCTCCTAATTTAGTTGTTTGGTCTTCGAATGTTTTAGGTAATAGAGTCATAGGTATAGCTGGAAACATACACTTATAGTCTTTTATACCGTTACTTGTTGTTGGCAGCTTATTGATACCATACTTTTTTAACGCTACTGTTAGTGATTTCTTACTCGCTTGGCCGTCTGGAGATGAGTGAACTAATAATTCATATAGCTTATTCTCACTTACATACGAAGTGCTTGTAAATGGATTATAGTCAGCTATATCTATAAGCTCTTGAATCTCTTCAATCAAGCTATGTTTTAAGCAAAACACAAGTTTATCAATCGGTGCAAGCATTGATCCAATCAATTTATACTTATCACCTGAAGCTAGGGGTTTGTTATACTCGTCCATCGATAGTGATTTAACCTCAGTAGCTAAATAATAGCAGAAGTCTTTTATCTCTGCCTTAATCTTATCTAAGACTTGCGTCATGCCGCCTGCAGCTTCAACCCAGTCAGCCTCAGCTATAGGTGTTGGCGTACTAATTAACAAGATACGTCTGTCTGCTTCCTCAACAATCAGTGGATTACTATTAGCTGTCATGATAAATGTTATAGCGTGCTTAATGTTGTAACCATCAGCTCTCATCTGTCTAATCTGAATCGTATCTTTACCTGTATAGGCCTTAATCTTACCTAGGGCTTCTTGCTTTTGCGCATATACTTGTAGCTGGTTTCCGTACTCATCTAACTGTACGAAGTATTTGTCCATAATCCAGCCGTTGTGCTTCTCTAAGAATTCATTAGTTGTTGGCCGAGCTATATAGTCAAACTCAGGACCTAGAATCATATCTAATATATTCACAAATGTGTCTTTGCCTGAGCCATGTGTGCCTAAGAAGTATAGGACTACTGGGCTATAGGCGAAAGTTGTAAACTTAGTTCTAAGAAAGCTTAGGACATAATTCCGAGTGCGCTTATTAGGTATGAAAGTCTCTAAGAAATTCAATATAGTCTCTGGCTGTTTATATAACGGCGCATAAGGCTCTGGATTATTAAGAATACCTAGTTCTGTCGACTGCCTGAACAAGTTATAAGCTAATTGTTCTCCATCTGGTGTATCAATCATGAATTTACCTGACGGAAGCTCTGGCTGCGTCACAGTTTTTATTAACGGGGTTAATCTCTTCATTTCTGGTCGCTTCAAAGGTGTCGCACTAATAACCTCAACATGTGAAAACGCCTCAGCCTCACGATTAAATGAGCAGTAGTTATCTGATAGCTGGCTTGCAACATAATAAGTCTGTTTAATGTCGTCGTAGAAAAGCTCAACTAACTCGTCACGTTTAGTGTGAATACTCAGACCTTTAGATTCCCAATGCTTGTCATATTGCCAGATGCGCTCACCATTTATCGCAGCCTTACCCTCAATCATTGGGTCAATGATAGTACTGTCTAGCTTACGGCTCGGTATAGGATCATCCCACAAGCTATTGATAAGTTCTATGGACCTAACATATAGCTCTTCATCAACTGATGTGTCACTACCTAGGATCGCCGAAACTTTTGACAAGTATTCTGAGCCGCGACCATCAGGTACATCATTAGGGTGTAAGTGACCATTAGCTACATATTCTGGTAATGACCTGAAGTCTTTTGGAGTCAAAATTTTAAACAACTTAGGCACAAAGTGACCTTTAATAAGAAAAAGCTCTAAAATTGGGGCTAGAGATAGTCCATAAGACCTATTTGATGTGTGAAACTCTTCACGCTGCACGTCACCTTTAGCTAAGCTATATTGTTGGTGCAAATTCTCTAATAGTGACACAATAGTCTGAGGCATATCAAAGAGGTCTGGGAAGTCTTCAATATTCTCAATGTCCCAGGCTTCTTTTGACCCGTTCTCATCTGTTGGTAGATATACAAAGCCGTTATTCGCGAAATAGTCAAGCTTAATTAGCGGCGTTTGTAGACTAAAGTTCTCTGCTAATGTCTTTATAGTATGCGGAAATTTATATAAGAGCGTGCCGCCTTCTTTACCTTTAGATACAAACCTAAATGTATACTCAGGGTCTAGTGACTTGAATAGTTCCCATGTTTTCTTATCATCACAATCTATTGCGACTAAGCAATTCTTTTCACCTGTCAACACACCACCTATAGATGTTGCGTGCTCGTTAAATGTTTCTTGATATGTTACTTTCCAACCTGCCTCAAATATCGGAGTAGTTTTCTTGCCGTCTTCTAGCCTGACAAGTTCGCCTTTTAGAGGTACAGTGTGAAAGCCATAATCTATGAATGGCTTAATCGACTTCACTGAGCTGCCTCCACATTACATGCCTGCCACTTACCTTGCGGCCAATAGCCGTCAAATTTGCAATTCAATGGACAAGCCTGGACCTCTAGGACGTCATTATCTAACCATTTAGGGAATAAATTAGCATACAAAGATATTTTGCGGTCTTCGTCAGTCTCATCTATATATTGTGAGTAAGTAACTAAGAGTTTAGTCAGTACTGGGTTCGTAATGTCATTAAGCTCTTTAGTCAGCTTAGACACAGGCACACCTAAACTATATAGTTCATGCAGCTCTTTTAATAGTGGTTCTGGTATTAGTCGTCGTTGTTTCTTGCTTGGTGTTGTCATTTTTATCTCCTGGTTAGTCTTTAATATATAGTAAACGGTATCTTGCATCTTCCGTGGAAGTCTCTACGCCTAACAAGCCACCTTTAGTGAATAATGTGACTGCTCTTTTTATTGTGGATAGTGAAGTGTCGCTAAAATACGAATGAGCTATTATGTCTGTTATTGTTGTGCGCCCTGATGCAGCGATATACTCAAGTATAGCCCATTCTGTATTAGTTATTTTAGTTTGTGGATATAAGGTCTCTTTTTTCTTAAGTTTAAGCCTTAAATCCCATGCTGCTTTTAGCTGTTGTTTTTCTGTCATTTTGTCTCCTTTAGTACGGTAAACGTAACGGTCTCTCCATTGGACCAGTTACAATGTTCAAAGGCGTCGTCTTGGTTGAAGTATTCTCTCAAGACGGCACCGTTTTCGTCACAAACTATCCATTTAAGATTAGGTCTTGCATCTGGTCTGTGCTCAGCCATGTATCCACCTCGTCTGGTCTTAATTGAGTTTGATGTTTCGATGTGCTTGGACTATATTTGTCGCTGTTACCGAACCATTCCCCAAAGTGGTATATGTACATCGGAAAATGCGCACCGTAGCTAAATACGGCATACATATCCCTAGTTACTTGCTCTCCATAGGTATTTGATCCAGTGAACTCATCGCGGTTGTTGACGTATAGTGCTGCGTCTTTGTTAGCTACTCTAATCGGCATTATAGACCTCCAAAAATACGTGATAACAGTGGCTTGCGAGCTGCTGCAATAACTAAGTGTAGCGCTTTACATAAAGTCAAGTTTTTATCTTTAGCTATCTGCTTGATATAGGCGTAGTCCGCAGCATTCATACCCGTATAATGGACCGGGCGATTAAGATTAGTTGTATACTTATACACAGCTTGTTTTGATAAGCCTATATTCTTAGCTATATTTGACACTGACATGCCTTGCGTTTTCATGTCTAGCATATCTTGCTTTTGTTTAGGGGTTATCTTTTTACCTCTCATCTTACACCTCCATTGTAATTGTTGCCTGAACTGTGCCACCAAGCGCGTCACTTATGCGTACATTTATAGTATCTTCTAAGTCGTTTGAGTTGTTATACTCTTTAAGAGCATCATCAACTATCTCTGTCACTTCATCAGATAAGCTATAGTCTCTGAACGACTCAACGGCGCTCTCTGCTTTCTCTTCTGCAATTGTCTCATAGTCATATCTAGCGTCAGATATTTCAACCTCAATTTTCTCCTCGAGGTCGTCTCGCAGCTCATCAAGCTTTGCGTCAATCATCTGGCCAACTAAACTATCTAGTCCTTGGTTTTTATATTGCTCGAAGGCGTTAAACAGCGCGCTTTTGCGTTGTTGCTCGGCCTCAAGCTCTTGTTTTAAGCTTGCGACCTGGTTTTTAAGGGTCGCAATATCAGGTGTTTCTACTGCTGCGTCTAGCATAGTATTTATCTTTCTTATCTCGTTCATAGTGCCTCCATGGCTTTATTTATTATTGTGAATAACTATACCTTTATATACCTTCATCGGTTTTCCAGTATAGTCAGTTAAATGTGTGTCACTGTTTAGGGCAAGCATGTCGCCTTTGTCATAGTCCCACACGCGGTCTTGACCTATATAAGGGGCCACTTTTACAGGGCGGTCGTTTACATATTGAGTATAGTACTCTCGGTCAGGATTCTTGAAAGTTAATGATGGGCATTTACCATCGTGGTCTGTATTTATATAGTAGTTATTTGCTGTCATTTTTACCTTCCTTGTTTTTACTAATATAGTTAAAGAGATCAGCAGTTTCAGTCGCTGCATATCTCTCTATATGGACTGTCTGGCTGGAGCTGAGGTTACCAACGAGCTCTGTGCCATTCTCAAGGTATAAAGCTATATATTCTGGCGTGATTCCGACGGTGTGGCCATCTTGCTCAAGGGTGACTCTTACCTTGTGCTTCATGTTATTGCCGTCACTGATGATAGCTATATATTTTTGGTAGCCTTTGCGAGTGAACTCAGTTGTTACTGGCTCTAAGCCAAGCATTTCTAAGGGGTCTAGCTCATCTATACAGCTATGGTCTTCGCAGCAATTACATTGTTTTTTAATCTCTTCCATGCTTAATGGCCTCCGAATAGTAAGAAAAATGACCCTAGCAAGACAATAGAGCTAGTTATGATAGCTATTAAAGCGTAAATGCTGAATATAACTATGTTATATATGTCTGAGTGTCTCATATCATTAGCTCCTGCAAGTCGTCTATAGCACTTATAAGGCCGTCAAAGTCCTCATTAGGGCCATACATCTCAGCTGCGGCGAAGACCATGATTGGATTCACTCCATAATCTTCAGCTAATTGGGTTAAGTAGTCGTCGCGGTCTTTATAACCGTGCTCAGTATATCTATTAGTTGTTTGAGTCATTAGATTGCTCCTAGTTGGTGAAGCGCACGATTAAGAGTTACTTCTCTTTGTTCTAGTTTGTGCATTTCAGGTGTATAGGTGTTGAAAAACCCTATTAATTCTTGAAGCTCAGTGCGAACTTCGTCGCGTTCAGCTTCAAGGTCAATCATTTTCATGTATTGTTGCTTGGTCATATTTACTCTCCTATGAGTTATATTGTTTGTAATAAGCTTCTATAATAGCCTCTATCTCTTCAGAGCATTCTTTAGAGCAATGCGCTACTATCTCAAGCCATGTTTTCTGCATTCGTTGATTATCACGCTCACCTATGAGCTGCAGAAAGTCCTCATAAGTAAATTCAAAAATTAGTTTTCTCATACTATTTGCTGCGAAGCCTTTTTTTAAGATTGAAAAATATATTATAACGCGATAAAAATAAAATTAATATTAAGATTTAAAATTAAAAAGTATGTGGGTTTTTAGCTAAACTAGTTTGTTTTTGAGGGGGAAAAGAGAGAGGGAAATATTAACCTACTATGTTTGTCAAGTATCCAATTGACTGTTTTTCATACAGTTTTGGCCTAAGTGCTTGATTTAGCTGGGAAAATTTTGTGTCTAAAATAAGAAAGTCATGCGCCGCAAGGCCTGCAGCTTACTTAAAAATTTAAAATAAGAAAAAAAGCTAGTTTTTAGCCTCTGGGGAATTCGAAAAATCCAAAAAATCCGATTTCCCCGTATTCGCGTAATTTTATAGTAGTTTATTTGAATTATAAATACTAGACTTTATATACTTTTAAATAGTAAAAATTTTTTTGGATTTTTTGGATTTTCCCACCAAGTACATTAGCTCACTCTCAAGCAAATAGCTTAATCCTTAAAGCACGTTAAAGCCAACCACCAAACAATAGCGCAGCTCAACCAACTGACATTCAGCCTAAAGCCTAAAACAATCCAAATATCTCCAAATCTCGCCGATTTCAGGATCTTTCGCCGCAACCCTGATAATCCTATCAATAGCATTAAAAAGTCCTGAATTTGGCAGAATTTGGAGTCTTATTTTTTCAGAATCCTAAGGGTAAAGCTGAATAGTATCCACTATCGCAGAGAATAAAAAAAGGCCGCGAACCTTAACAGCTCGCGGCCTTCTTATAATTTGCTTTACAGTTATTTTTTAACTATTCAACAATCTCTGCACGCTTTTCCTCGATTTTTCTCATGTGCTCATTAATCTCTTCTGCAGGTACTTCGCCAACAGCAACCTGCTTTAACAGCATTTCGCGGTGTTTTTTCGCTCTGCGGTTTTGCTTAGTCCAGTGCGATACCCCCATTTTGCACATCGTATTAAAACCCGTTGCAGTATTAGCTTTTACACCATAAGCGTGCTCGCTAAGCTTTTCCCAACGTTTATGATAATAGCAAAAAATCTCAGTAACTTCGCCTTTGTCATTTGTCTTAAATGTCGTATTAGCTTTCTTAGCGCTAGCCAGCTCTTTGGCTTCCTCTAAAATGCTTGCTACTTTCTTATTCGTATTTGCTTCTAATAGCTCAATTATCTCTTTGTATGCTTTCTTAATAGTCATAGTATTATCCTTAGTTGTTTAAAAAATGCCGCAGCAAAATTGCGTTGACATGAGCATATTATAACGCATATTTAAAAGATTTAAAATTAATTCTAAAAATAAATAGTACACTTGCCGAATGTCACTACTATCTAGGTGAAATATTTTGCTCTTAGTAGATATTAATAATAGTTACTCAAAAAACAGTGATCACCGGCGGAGGGGCCGGGTAGGGACCAGACGGCCCCTGCTTATTAATTAATACATCGTAGTATTTCTTGGATTCCATTTTTTCCAATGTAATAAATGTATTAAATTTAATACTCACAGAGCCAACCCATCAACAACATTACTGCGTCGGAACCTAGTTATCTTATCTTTGCTTTGCTGTTTGGAATATGCGCCAACAGCCATGTAACGTATCGCGTCAGCACCATGAGAGAAGTCATCATGTAGCGGCTTATTCTTCCATACGCCAACACGGTCGTCCCACTCTTTAGAATAATTCTTAAGACACGTAATCAGGTACTCACAACGAGGGTCCACCCATAAATTAGGTATTACACGTCGGACCGCCTCGATCCCATCATTAATAGCTATACGAGGTAACACCTTAGTTTGCCGAACACCTAGCTCACGAAGGCGGTGTAATCTGCTTTTACCCGTTGAAAGCTCTTTAACCTTGACATCATGGGGTAGTATAACAGTACCTATGTTATAGCCACGGTTAAACATAACCTCAACATAGTGCGCAAGACCTTCACCCGAGTTCTGATACTCATCGATAATTCTGAACTCTTCATTGTGCGCCTGGAAGAACACAAGGACCGTATCATCGTTCATACCCAGGTCAATTGCTACGTCCACATCTAGGTTTGAATCATAGATACCAGACACCTCACGTTTATACTTGAGTACATAGTTCCTGTAAAGGCTAGCATAGTAAGCACCATCGCGGGAAGCTCTGAACGCCTCATCAGGCGTAGAAGGGTACTCTTGGTAAATATCATCACCGAGCTCTCTATACTGAGAAACCCAGAACCACTGCTGCTCAGGTTCCACAACCACATTTAGTTCAGCTTCCAGCCCTGAGAAATATTCAGCTTGCTTAGGCGATATAGGTTGCTCTATATCGGTACGGCAGTCACGGTCACCCAACCAAGAAAGGAATACCGGGAAGAAATCTTTGGGGGAGCGGCGACCATGGAAGTCACTAGCCGTGTCCCACATTGTCTTGAATTCGTTATTGCCCTCAGCAGTCGACTCAATAACAACAGTATTACCCGCACTAATCGCTTGAAGAGTACCCGTCTTCGTCTCTTTAGCTTTCTCAGGGTACTTATTAGCGATTTTACCGAATTCAGAGATATGTAACCTCTGCAGCGTGGTGGAACGGAAAGACGTACGGATAAATATCTTAGACTCATTACTCAGTCCGAATTCTTTAGTATTATTTTGAATAAGCTCGATACTCATGAATTCTTTAACTGGTTTAGGTAACGCATCCCAGGCAAGTTTCACACGAGTAAGTAGTGTTGATGCCTCATCAGCACCCTGGGCCATAAGACCGACATTTAGGTCAGGGGTAAAAATTGCGTCATCAAAGAACGACACAAGCCACAGCGTTGAGATACCCTGCTGCCTTGACTTGAGAATAATAAGACGTGGATGCTTAAGTGACGCAGCATAAACAGTATGCTGTGAAGGGTTCATGACAAAGGGGATACGCTGACCGTCCTTATTAACAATTGTATATAGATTATTTAAACGCCATAGCTTGGAGGTTAAATATTTCTTGATGAACTCTGTATCACTAGTTGGGTTTGCCGTAAAAATTTCTTGATACTCACTAATAGTAGGATATAGCTCAAGAAGTTTATCTACAGATATACTTAGGTCATTCATAACTAGCTAGTCCTTGAAAAGAGTCTGGAAAGTTGACATAGCTGAACCGTCCATATTATTCTGGTTTAGTACATTAATATTAGTTGCTCCTTTGTTAAAGAAGGACGTTTGTAGCTTTGTCAGTGCATCTGCTAGTAAGCTGATATCTCTAGCTTCAATACCAGGACGGTTTGTAGCCTCAGATATCTTCGCTGCTAACTCCTTAGCAGCATCTTGGACCTTAATATTTAGTAGTTGCGCGCCTTCGATTTTGCCTTCGGTTGCTTCGACAAGAGCTGCTGTCTCATCACCTAAGAAAGCAAGGTCTTCTTTGGCTTGTTCAGCTACGCGGTGGACTACTACACTATCCACATTAACAAGCGAGGCCACCTCACCATCAGCTTTAGCCTCTGCATATTCGCGACGCCACTTAAGAACAGTCGCGTAAGGTATATTTAGGTCTTCAGCTACTGTTTTAGCTTTAGTTCCTTGGTTTAGCTTAGCAAGTACATCTACTTTAATCTCTTCACGAGTAGGAGTGCTCATTACTTGCTCTCCTTAGCTACATACGCCTTAAGTGCTTGGAGAACGATAAAACTGAATGTTTGACCATTACGTATAGCTTCGAGTTGTATTGTTTTAACTAATTTTAAGGTACTTGTGTCAGTAGGCTTAACTGAAAAGCTGAATGTGCGCATGTATTTGCTCCAATAGTGTATTAAATTTATTAAGTTTATATTATACGTTAAAAAAAGCTCCACTAGTATGTAAATGTAGTATAATAAAAGCAAATTTATAGGAGAAAACCCATGAGCAATCCAGAAACTGCTGCTGCTCAAGATCCTAATGAGCAGCAGAAAACTAATAAGGAATCTTTCCAAGAACAGGTAACTTCCGCGTTAAATGAGCTGAAAAAAGATGACGATACAGGTAAGTATGTTTTTCCTGAGGACTTATCCGATGAAGTTCGATTTGCTGCAGATGCTGAAAGGCGTCGCAGGGATACGCAAAGCGCGTATTCAAAAAACCAGCAACAAGTGAAAGCACTTGAGGCTGAGAACGAGAAGCTAAAAGCATTAGCTACTAGTTCAGTAGGTCTAAGTTTGACTGAAGATGAGAAAGAAGAGCTTGATGAACTTAAGTTCTCTGACCCAGAAGCATGGCGAGCTAAGATGAATGATCTAGATAGTAATAAAGCAAATAGTTTAAGTACTCAGTTTGAAGAAATTTCTACTGAAGCAGGCAAAGCTGCGGAGCTTGAGAGGCGAGAACAGTTATTAACGGCATACAATGCTCAGCACCCAGGCGCTGAATTAACAGATGACGTGATAGCTAATGATATTCCTCCGAGGATTACAAAGAGGCTTGAAGATGGCGAGATTTCTTTTGAAGACTTCCTAATAGAGGTCAATAATTATTCAAAAGACTTTAAAGTCGGACAAGAATCTTTAAATAGCCCAACTAATATGGGTAATGTAGGCGGTGGTAGTACAGTATCAGAAGCTTCGGCTAAAGAAGATATAGTTCTGTCATACGCGAATGAAATTTTTTAATCAAGGAGCAAAATAATGGGAGCAGTTTCATTAACTTCAGATCTTAAGCGCAAAAAGTGGATGCGTGAAGGTCTAATTCAAGCAGCTTCAAAATCTTTCTGGACACCTTTGACTGGTTCTTCTAAGGACTCAATTGTTTTCCAGGCAAATAATAGTAACGCGGCTGATGGCCACACTGTTGTATTTGATTTTGATGGCAATATTTCTAACAAAGCAATTAAAGGTAAGGATACAGCTTACGGTAAAGGCGAGCAGAAGCGTAAGTTCTCTGACAAGCTTACTGTTGACCGTTACCGTTTAGTTGTTGATAACGGCGATGATTTTGACGCAGTTGACGTTGGTGATTTATCACTAGCACAGCACTCAGATTCACGTGCTAAATTAGGTGATTTGTTCACTCGTTTTAAAGACCAAGCGTTATTCGATTCAGCACAAGGTACTGCAGGTCAAACAGCATCACATGTTATTGACTTAGGTACTACCTTTACATATAACAATCTATTAGACATTGAGAAGATTCTTAAAACCTCTAACGGTTTTACTACAGGCTCTACTCGTCGTCCATTAGATCCTTTCATTACATCTGAAGGACGTCCGATGTGGATTTTTGTTGTTGACTCAGCAATGGCTAACATCTTACGTCAAGATACTTCGGGTTATCAAACTATTGTTCGTAACGCAGATGTGCGTGGTAAAGACAATAGATTGATTAAAGGTGTAATTGGTCAACTAGGTAACTTAATGATTGTAGAAGCAGACCAATTCTTTGGTTCTACTACTGGTTCAACTCTAGGTTGGGGCTTAGATGCTTCAGACATTGAGATTGCTGGTCTACGTCAGTACGCAGGTTCAGACCCTGCAACAGCAACATGGACTGGTCAAGCAGGTTTTGACTATTCACATGCTAACTTGCACTCTCGTGGCTTAATTATGGGCGCAGGTGCACTTCAACTAGGTTTCGGTAAGATGCCAGACTATAAATTCCAAGAGTCTTCTGACTTCGGTATTAAGTCTGAGTCTGCACTAGAAGTTTGGATGAATTCACAAAAGACTAACATGACTGCAGAGCACTCAGACTATGAAGCAGCGAAAGTTGCAAGCTTAGACTATGGTGTAGTAGCTGTTGATCTTGAAGTTCAATAGGAGTAGATAATGGCAACAGTAAATCTAACAAGAAAAGTTAAAAACGCAGAGAAGAAAAATATCTGCGTTGCAGCAGCAACAGTAGCTTACACTGATATTCCAGGTACTGACAACTATGAGTTGTTCACTATCCCTGGTGATTGTGTTATCACAGGTGTAAGAACTTATGCTGAGACAGCAGGTCAAACAGGCTTAACAGCTGACATTGGCTATGCAGGTGGCACAGAGCTTAAATCAAACGCAGACTTAGACGACACAGCGCCTAAGTTCGACGCGGTTCTTTTAGCTTCAGGTACTGGTAAAACAGTAACTATTAAGCCAGATGCAGCACCTACTGCTGGAAAATTCCACGTTATGGTTGAGTACATTGAGTACACACGCGGTAACGGTGAATATTCAGAGTATAGCGCTAACTAATAGTGTTAATCAAAGCTAGATGTTTTAGAACGTCTAGCTTTTACTTACACTACGTAATAATCTACCTTTTGGAGTTTTATGGCTACTCGTATAGATAATATTCTTATCAATGCAAGAGATTCTCTTTCTGACCCTCAGGGTGATCGTTGGACAGACCAACGACTACTTCGCTTAATTAATGAGGCACAAGAAACTATAGCTTTAAAAGGTAGATTATTACGCACTTCAACTACTGGAACAATCGTCTCAGGAACAGCAACTTATACTGCTCCTTCTGATTGTGCAACAGTGTTAAGGATAGTTATTAATAATCAGAGAATCGATGAGCTAACTCATGAAGAGTTAGACGATACCGAAGGAGCTTGGGAAGATGATACAGGAACTGATGTAGCTGGAGTTGTATTTGATAAGTCAAATGCAGATAAATTCCTCTTCTACCCTATTCCTACTAATCCTACCTATACTTCTTACAAGATTCAATATCTAAAGGTACCAGCTGAAATATCTAAAACTTCAGATAATTTAGAGATTCCTAAGATTTTTGATAAAGCGATAAAGCATTTTGTTGTAGGTTCAGCCCTACGCGATGACCAGGATACCCAAAGTAGAACAGTAGGTAATGAAGAGTTATCTCTTTATGCTGTTGAACTTAACGAAGCTATGAAGCTAAGTGGTATTAATTTTTCTAAGAACGCGTTTCGTTCGACTCAATATAGAGGATTTGAATAATGAGTGAATTTTCCAACTATTTAGAGGATAAAATCCTCGACATTACGCTAAAGAATGGTACTACTTACACGGTTGGTACAGCTTATTTAGCTTTATTTACAACAGACCCTACAGACGCAGGTTCTGGTACTGAATGTTCATATACTGGCTATGCTAGACAGTCGATGGCTTTTGGTACTATTTCAGGAGGTTCAGTAAGCACGAATGCTACGATTAACTTCCCAGCTTTAGCAGGTTCTGATATTACTGTAACACATATTGGTATATTTGATGCAGCTTCAAGCGGCAATTTGCTTTACCACACTGTTTTAGATGCGTCTAAGACTTTGCAAGCAGATGACATCATGAGCTTTGCTTCAGGTGGTGTTACTGTAACAGTTACATAATAGTTTAGTATGAACTTTGCACCTTTAAACGCAGTTGGGCTTAATGTTAGCTCAGCAGTTGTCCCAGTATTTGGTACAGCTAGTATTTCAGGTGTTGGTGCTGTATCAGCTGCAGGTAAAGTAGCTACGATATGGGGTACAGGTGGTATTGCTGCTTCGGCATTAATATCAGCAGATGGTACTAGATATGCTTACGCTGATGGAGCAATAACTGCTTCAGGTGCGTCGATAAGCTTTAGTTCTAGATATGCTAGAGGCACAGCAGCTATATTAGGTACTTTATCGATAACTGGTACTGGTATTAAGTATAGACCAGGCCTTGGTACTGTAACAGCAAGTGCTGCAGTAACTTCCGTAGGCACAAGGTATGCTTATACTGACGGAGCTATTGTGGGTAGTGCTGAATTTGTACCGAATTGGGTGCTTATTAATGCAAGTGAGCCATCAACAAGGGTAGTAAGTTTAAACGCAGATGAGAGGTCAATTCGGATTAATCCGGAGACATAATTAGATATGAATAGATATACTAAACAAGTTTCAGAGAAATTAGACTATGAAGTAGACCTAACTGCATGGTTACCAACAGGTGACTCAGTAATTAGTACAACTGCTACAAGCACACCTGCAGGCGATGCAGAGAATCCAGGGTTAACAGTAGGTATTACAGGTGAAACAACAAGTAACCCGAAAATATGGCTTTCGGTGGGCACTGACGGCGTAGAATACCAAGTAACAGTTGTAGTTACTACTAATACTGGTAGAATTAAAGAAATTGACTTTAAATTAAAGGTGGTTAACTTATGAGTTATTCCAATAATGTAAAATCCACATTAAATGCTGCAGTATTAGCTTCAGCAACATCGGTGCAAGTTGTTAAAGCTTCGTCACCATATAATGATCCTCCTACGTCAGGGAACTTAACTTTAATGGACAACTTGGCTAGTCCGTCTAAGATTGAGATTATTACTTACACAGGTAGAACAGATAATACTACTTACTGGACTTTAACAGGTGTTTCTAAAGGTCAGGACGGTACTTCAGACCAAGCATGGAGTTCTGGTGACAATGTGTTTCAATCATGGATAGCTTCAGATGCTAATATTGCGGTAGATAGCATTACTGATAAAGGCTTATATGAACACGCTAATACAATTAGTGCAAACTATACAATCACTAGTGGTAATAATGCTCTTACTGCTGGTCCTATTACAATTAACACAGGAGTCTCAGTCACAGTACCTACTGGTTCGACTTGGGTGGTATCATAATGAGTAAAGTAAAGATTCAAGGAAACGCAAGTGGCACAGGTGT